TTTTTATGGCTTTGTTTTTCAATTTAGAAAATCTAGAGAAAGAGGCAGGCCGTGATCCTGTGAAATTTGTAGCTTTACTAAACTATCACTACAAAGGTAACTTGCCCAAGAACAGATACGCAAAGTACAAACCAAGCAAATTACCCCTAACTGGATATAGTTTTATACTTAATCCTGGACCAGTGTTTCATCTAGACAACTATGATGTGAACTACGTAGTTCAATACATTAAACTATGCGCACTGCGCGACTATGCTCACTACAAGTTTCACGGCGTACGATACCTAGATACCACATTCTTTCCAGACTTAAATATAGATAAAATTAAATCTAATCCACTGCTAACAATAGCAAACAAACAAATCAATTTTAAATACGAGGACTTATAAAATGGCATTAGCATTCACATCAACCAAGGGCAAGGCAGGCAGCAACAAGGTAGACGCATTTGAGTATAAAGACGGCGAAAACGTTGTGCGTTTATTTGGCGGAGTTCTTCCCCGCTATGTTTACTGGCTAAAGGGTACCAACGGCAAAGATATTCCTGTTGAGTGTTTGGCCTTTGATCGTGAAAAAGAAAAGTTCAACAACCTTGAACATGACCATGTGCCTGAGTACTTTCCAGACAAGAAGTGCTCATGGGCTTACTCAATCAATTGCATTGACGTAAAGAACAACAAAGTAGTTGCGCTGAACTTAAAGAAGAAGCTGTTTGAACAGATTATCTCGTTAGCCGGCGACTTAGAAGCAGATCCAACCGATCCTGATGAAGGTTGGGATGTTGTGTTCAAGCGTCAAAAGACCGGGCCGCTGCCTTTCAACGTAGAGTACACTCTTTCACAGATCAAGAGCAAGAAGCGCAAGCTCAGTGCTGAAGAACGCGAAATGATTGCACAGGCCAAGGATATTGATTCAAAGTTCCCTCGTCCTACCGCTGATGAAGTCAAGGCCAATCTAGACAAGATTCTAGCTGGCGGTGGTTCAGATGAAGAAGAAGCAGGCACTGACGGCGAAGCCGTTAAGGACCTAGGCTAATAAAAAGCCCCTAAAGCGTGAGGTTTTAGGGGCTTTTCCAACTTTCAAAACTATGAAAACAACCGAACTTATTAAAATTCTAGAACAGCTGGTTGAAGATCACCGAATCTCAGGCGCAGAAGAAATGATGGGTGCGCATGAGATTCACATGGACTTGTTCCAGTACCGAGCCATAGACGGCGAAGGTCCCGTACTTTGGCGTTACAGAGGCATCACAGGCAACATTGGCATCAGCTACAGCGATGATGGAGTATTCTGCCTACTAGGCCCCAAGGAGGCTTGGACTTGAAAGTACTAGCCTCAGCCGACTGGCACATCAAGCTGGGTCAAAAGAATGTGCCTGTGCCGTGGGCTAAAGCACGATTTCGTGAAATGTTCAGCCAACTGCACAATCTATCTCCACAGGCGGATATTCACATCATCATGGGCGATGTATTTGACAAGCTGCCCTCAATGGAAGAACTAGAGCTGTACTTTGAGTTTGTCTATGACGTAGAGATTCCAACTTACATCTTTGACGGCAATCACGAAGCCTTAAAGAAGGGCAGTACCTTTTTAAGCAACCTAAAGCAGGTTACTCAGCGAATCAATCCCATGGTAACAGTCATCGACGACTATTACAGCATTCACGGCATTGACTTTATTCCGTATTGCAGACTAAAAGAATTTGCAAATGGCAAACACCCTGAATTTACAAACTCAATCTGCGTCAGCCACTTTCGCGCTGAAATCCCTCCACATGTTAAGCCTGAAATCGATTTGCAACTATTTGATCGTTGGCCGGTGGTCATGGCGGGTGATCTGCACAGTTACGATAATTGTCAACGTAATATTTTGTATCCAGGGTCCCCTGTCACCACTAGCTTCCATCGCCAGCGGGTCGATACAGGTGTTATTCTACTGGACACTACTACGCTTAGTCATCGGTGGATCAAACTAGAGCTGCCACAGCTGATCCGAAAAACCATTCATGCAGGTGAGCCTACTCCTGCCACAATCTACGATCACACAATCTACGAGATTGAAGGTGATATGTCGGAGTTGAGTTCGGTAGAAGACAGCGACCTAATCGACAAAAAGGTAGTGCGCAGAGAAACTGACACTACCTTGATCCTAGAACCTGACATGACTTTAACACAAGAAGTAGACGAGTACCTCAGGTATGTGTTACAACTCGGTGACGACACCGTGGAACAAGTTTTAAAGGAATTAAATAATTATGCAAGCCAACTTGAATAGTGCCATTGTGTACAGCCAAGACAATTGCCAAGGGTGCGAAACCGCCAAAGCCTTGCTGCGCCAATACAATTTCAACGTCGAAGAACGCAAACTTGCCCAAACAGGTCCTTGGACTAAAAAGACTCTACAAGAACACTTGCCTGGTGTGCGGTCAGTTCCACAAATCGTAATCGGCGACAAGCATGTAGGCGGTTTAGCAGAGCTGCAAAAAGCCCTGCAAAGTGGTTTGCTGGAAATGGATTGGTAACATGATCGTATTAGGAAAAATGCGATGGGGTAATTTGTTTAGTTATGGTGATGACAATGAGCTAGACTTTTCCAGCAGTCCGCTTACTCAGATCTTGGGTGCTAACGGACATGGTAAGTCTAGCATAGCCTTAATTCTAGAAGAGTGTTTGTACAACAAAAACTCAAAAGGAATTAAGAAAGCAGACATTTTAAATCGTAACTCTACAGCAAAGAACTACTGGATCGAGCTACAATTCAACCGTGATTCAGACAGCTATGTGATTAAAACCACTCGCGGCAGTACACAAACTGTAAAGCTGCTGAAAAACGGTGAAGACCAAAGCTCACATACTGCTACTGCTACATACAAAACCATTGAACAAATCATTGGTTACGATCACAAGACTTTTGCACAAATCGTGTATCAAAGCAGTGCTGCTAGCCTGGAGTTTTTAACTGCCACAGACTCCAATCGCAAGAAGTTTTTGATTGACTTGCTGAATTTGTCAAAGTACGTCGAAGCCTTAGAAATCTTCAAAGCTGCTTCAAAAGACATTGCAGAGCGTATTACAGTTGTGTCCACTAAAGTTTCCAGCAATGAATCCTGGCTTAAAAAGTACAGCAGCACTGACCTAGACTTAGTGGAAATTCAACCTGTTCCAGAAACACCCACACACTTAGTGCAAGAAGTTTCTGATTTAACTGCACAGATCACCAACATTGATCAAGCCAACAAAAAGATTGTACAAAACAACACGTACAAAGAACTTTTATTAGGCGTGAAGTTAGATACTTCTGTGAAGAAGCCTGCTGCAAATCTAGAAGAACTAAAAACTCACAAGATCGAGCTAGCACAAACTGCTAAAAATGCAGAGACTTTTGTAAGCCGAATGCGTAAGCTGGGCAGCCGTTGTGTTACTTGTGAACAAAACATTGACAAAGAAAAAGTCAACGAAATTGTTGAAACACACACCAGCATCTACAAAACTGCCACACAACAAGTCACAGAACTCACCAAGGCTATCACACAAGCTCAAGAAGAAAAGAAAGCGTGGGATGACCAAGTAGCGGCAAAAGAGCAGTACGAAGAATATCACAGTTTGTATGATCCCAGCTTAAACACTCAGGTACTAGACAAGCAAGAACTAGAAGCGTTAATCAAACGTAATAACTTGGCCATAGAACAAGTAAACAAACAGATTAAAACCATTACTGCTGCAAACACGCAAGCAGCAGCGCACAATGCCAGAGTAGAAGTAATAAAAAGTCAACTTCTAGAAATGAGTGCGGAGCTTGAGCTGTACAAAGCAGAACTAGAAACACACACTCAGAAACTGGGCGTTATGCAAGTTTTGGTAAAAACTTTCAGCAGCACAGGTTTAGTGGCCTACAAGATCGAGTGCTTAATCAAAGATCTAGAAGAACAAACTAACCGATACTTAAACGAGTTGTCGTCAGGTAGATTTCAGCTCAGCTTTCGCATTGCAGCAAGTGACAAGCTAAAT